GAACGCCATGTTTATCCATCTGCATCCCATAACTGCTGTTGCCGGAACCTGCACGCCTATCAACTTTGCTTTTGCCAAAAAGTCTGTACATCCGCAACCTATAATGTCCGTCTTTTCAGGAAACCTTACAAGGCTTTCCTTATAAGACCCGCCATTGACATATAGCCTATTGCGTCTGTCCCAGTGATTCTTCTTTGCTATGTCGTCATCCACGAGTGCTATCCCTGCCGCAATCGTCTTGACCGCTGTTGCCCATGATCTGCCGTCGTTGGTATTAAGCCCTGCGTTCCCGTCTACATAAAACGCAGTATAAAGCCCCTCGCTTCCGAACGATGTTTCGTAACCTTTTTTCCCTGTGAAAAATCCAAGTTCGGAGGATATTCCGTTAAAATGTGTTATCCCTCTTAATTTACTCATTATTGACACTCCCTTTCAAAGAGCAGGGGAGAGGATTGCTCTCCCCCATCAACATTTATTTGTTATTCGCCGGTTCCCATTGCTATGAAGAACCAGTTCGTCCATTTTATTACGTACCTGCCTACCGATTTCCAACTGATGATCTCGGTATTGAAGTCGCCCGCCGCTGTCGCTCCATCTCTTACGAAGTTACGAGGATCTTTTCTCATAAACCAGTTCAGTCCTGACCCGCCCTTCATCAGCTCTTTGTTGGCAACGAAAAATCTTTTGCCCCTGATAAGCGGATGAATGAAAAAGTCTGTGTTCTTGTCTACGTTGATCGTATTGTCGCTGACATATGCTTCTTTGTCCGAGCCAAACAGCTTCTGGAGATTTTTCCTCTGTTGTCTGCCTGCTATAACGAAGTCGCCGTCTATCAGCATATCGTCGCCTTTGTCGTCCTGCCATGCTTCCATTCCGAGCTGTATTTCTTCAAGCCCCTCATAGTCAAGCAGTGTGCCTGCGAAATAGTTGCTCTGTGCTGCCGCTCCGGGAACGGTGTAATGTGTTGTACCGATAAGCGGTGATGCGTCCGGCCCGACCAGTGTGCTGTCTGTCGCATGGTTGAATATATACGCACTGTCATAGTTGAGGGTTTTCTGCACGCCGTACAGTATATTGTTGACCCTTGTTTTGATAGCTTCAAACTCTCCATCTTCCCACATATCAGAGGGTATCTGCAATCCGGTCGATTTCTTTTCTGCTCTGTAGTTCACTTCGTAACCGCCTGCGATCGAATCGTAATGCACATCGCCTGCCCAGTCCTGCATTCTTCCGGGCGCGCCGATCGTATAGTCAGTAAACTGCCCTACAGATTTTGTAATCACGTTATATAACGCGCTTATGTAGTCTGTCTTTTGTCCTTTGTAGTAAGCGTCCATCGTTTCACGGATATTACCTTCAAGGGCAAGGAAATCACTTTTATTCATTATGTATCATCCTTTCTTTTTAAATTTCTTTACTCTTACGTATTGACTTCATACGCTTGGAAGGTAACTACCATTTCCATTGTGTCAGGGTTAGAAGATACCATCTTCACTACTGCGCCGCCGTCTGCATCAAAGTCTATGTCCATTGAATCGGATGAAAGATCCCATCCAATATAATCTTTGAGCATATATCCAGGACACAGGTTGTAAGTATCTCCTGAAGCTATTGCAGCGGGAAGCGTTTCTGCAAGTGTCAGCACTCCGCTTGTCGCTGAATCGGATATGCTTATGATTCTTCCGTTCAGGCTTGAATCGGCTGCGCACGAAACGATCTTCACTGCTCCGCCTATCCATACGTCTGCAGTATCAGGCACAAGGGATGAATCCTCCAGCGTTGTTGTGCTGCCGCCCGTTGCCGTGTATGTCTTGTCGCATTTGTACGTATACTTTGCTGTCGGCGAGATCGATATAGGGAGATATGTTACCCCGTCGTTTGCCGCTTTTTCTTTTGTATTGATCCCGAGAATCCTGTCTTGAAGGTTCGTATTGTCACTCAAAACCACAAGCCCTGTGCCTTGCGTAAACCTTACGGGTTCGCCTGCTTCAAGGGCTGTTGCGTCAGGAACATAGTACTCATCTTCTATAGGGTTCTTGTGTCCGTTGTAATCTCCACACCAAATAAATCCTTTCATTATTTATCATCCTTTCTTTTTTAGTTCTTTTGCCATATACCTGCCTACCTTGTTCGGATCATTCTTGAACGCTTTCGTGGCTTCGATTGCTCGTTTATCCATAACGGTATTGATGTCTACATTATCCCCTGTTGTATTGTCTGCCGTAATGCTTCCGCTGCGTTTAGCCCTGTCCGAGTATTCGGCTATTGCTGATTTCTTTTTTCCTGCGAGCATTTCTTCCAGCTTACCGGAAAGTCCGAGTTCTCCGAACTTCAATGCATATGCCGTTGCGAGGGAAACATTTGGATTGCTTGCCATCAATTTATCTATCTCCGGCTCTACCTCGTCAAACAACAGCACCTTTTTTCGCATTGTTTCTTTTTCCACGGCTACCCTTGCAAGTGCCAATGCTTTCCTTGATTCTGCTTTCGTGGCTTCGAGCGTGTCCTGCACTTCTTTGAAAGCGGTGGCGGTGATCTTTTTTACAGCTTCATCGTCGTACCCGTCTTTCAATAACTGTTTTTCAAGAGCGTCCTTGCCTTTTTGCATATTCTGCTCTGTAACTTTTATCTTTAGTTCCGCAAGTTCCGCTTCTGCCGCATCCGCTCTGTCTGCCTTTGCTTTTACATAGTCGTAATTCATTCCTTTTTGGATGTACGGTACGGCTTCTTCTTCCGTAAGTTCTTTTTCTTCTTTAAGGTATTTGACCTTTATACGCCGTGGTTCATCCTTTTTGGTTTCCTCTTTTGTGTCCTCAACGTCTGTGTCCGTTTCGGGTTCTTTCTTTCCTTTTTCAGGCTCTGTGTCGCCCTTTTCTTCAACTTCGTCCGTTTCGTCAACTTCGTCTATTTCTTCTGTTTCATCTTCGGGGGTTGGTGTCCCGCCCGTTTTTTTAACATCCATTGTCAAACTCCTTGATTCTATATTTCATTACCGCATGGTGTCTGCGGCAAAGATTTCCTCATGCGCTCATTGCCTGCCTGTTCTGCCCCTGCGCCATTACCGGATTGCTGGAAGCTGTTTTCTGTGCCAATGCTTCCTGCGCCTTTGCGCTCTGTATCTCTTTCAGTTCCTGCGTTATCTCGTCAGGCGGCGGTAACTGTCCGTTGTATATGGTTTCCCAGAATGCTTTTGGACCGATAGCGCCTACCTCGAACATTTTCAAAGCAAGCTGTTCGTAATAGCTTCTCGAAGTCGGTCTTTCGTCCGTTATCTTTACCTTTACATCGAACTCCGCTATATAGACTTCTTCCTTCTTCTGCCCGTTTTCCGTATCTCTTACCCAAACATGTTTCATCTGCTGATTCGAGAATTTTCCGAAACTGTCAGTGGCGTTCGGGTCCATGTTCTTTATGGTTTCAAACAATTGGATAAGTCCTGCCAACTGTTCCTGTTTTGCCTTTTCATCATCACCGAGTTCAAGCAACTGACGCAATCCGTCATATATCAGGGTCTTTATCGCCATGCTCTTGTCGCCCCTTATCCGGTATTCTCTTTCGTCCGTATAGAACTGCGCTATCCTGTTTATCATCAGGCGCATGAACTGGGTCATAAACCTTTCGAGGATATTCATCTTGCCTTTGTTTCTCACGTCTGCCCTGCTTCCGAGTTCTTTTACAGAAGAATACGGAACATTCGCACCCGGTGATACCCCCTGCATTATAGCCGTGTTCTGCGATATGGTGTCTATATTCGTTTTCAAAAAGTCCTTGAACAATACAAGGCTCTGCGGTGTCTGAGTACCCTCTTTCTTCTGCATCCCCGCCTTGCTGTTTACTTCATGCCAAGCGCCGGCAACGTGGCTGTTTTCGTTTATCTCGTCCATCTGCGGTTTGGATATGGTTCCCTTGTCGTAATACCCGCCGCCAAGTCCCTCTACTGCCGCCGCCGCCATTTCTATCTCTGCGCACTTGTTGTACGCTATCTGCGGGTTCAGGATATTTCTCATTTCCCCGTACCCGTATGGGTTCTTCTCATCCTGATACAATACTGCGTATGCAAACGGATACAGCCCATCTTCATAAACGTAAGGCGTGTATTCAAGGAATACATTCCCTGCTGTATATGCGCAATGGACGCCTTTCAGCGTTCCTGCCGCCATATCCTCATACATCTGTTTTGCGTATTCGTCTGTCGCTTCTTTGGCTTTCTTCTCGTATGATTCTTTGTCCTTCTCCGATATGAACTTCGGCACTCCCCTATGCCACGACCTGATGATCGTTGCCCTTTGGTAGTCCGCTCCGCTGACTTCTGTTTCGTAATCGTCAAGCTGTTCTGCGGTAACGTACTTTCCGTTATCCCATTTGTCCTTTATGTAATCGAGGTTCTTCGGATATCTCTGATGTATAAACCTGCAATCCTGCAAGTTTTCTTCCAAATCCCTTATTGCGGGGTCAAAATATATCTCGTCTTTTTTCTGGCACAATGTCCGTATCTCGCCTATCCACCTGTTCGGACCCGCCCCGCCCATGAAGTCGCCATCCCACGGTACATACCCTATAAAAGGTCCATACTGCACTCCCTGCATTACAATGTCCCGCCATTGCTTGTCAAATACATTCCTGTCGAATACGAACGCTATTATGTCGCTTAACTTCAATGCAACTTCCTTATCGCTCTTTTCCCTGCCGGTAACATCGGCCTGCGGAGTTGAAGCTGTCAGCGCATCCACGATATTCATTATCGTTGGCAGACACACGTTCAGCACAATGTTCGGTCTTTTTGACTTCAAGTGCGAATCTCTGGGAGCAATGGACGTGTCCCACTGGTCGCCTTTTAATGCGAGGTATTCATCACTCCAATTTGTTTTTATGTCCTGCCTGAATCCCGTTTCGGAGTTTGACTTGTCTAGAATCACCTGCGACACATATGCCTGTTCATCTTCCGTGTTAGGGTTTATATTATCAAGTTCCACTTTCTTTTCTTTTCGCCATCCCATAGTTTACCTCACCCGTAAAACGTATTCTCGTTTTTTGCTATCCCGTCAGATGTAACAATGGTCTTTACTTCTCCGTCGTTTGACTGTTCTTCTCTTTTCCTGTTCAGCCTGTCGTCTATAAGTTCGATTATCTTCTCGAAAAATGATTGCTTCGGTTCTTCGTACACCGCTTCTTTTACTTCCGGTTTCTCTTTTTTTAATGTATTTTTCCCAACAAAAAAGCCGCTACAAAAGGCTACGCCTATAGCGACCATAAATATCATGAGAATCAATATCATCATTCCCGAACTTATCATGTTATTACCTGCCCCTTATGACAGGTCTTATGACCACGTCATAAGTGCAGACTACCACGTATAAATTCAGTTGTCAATGTTTATTTTCAATCAGCCATCCAGTTGTCCTGTTCGGCTGTCTTGTCATCATCGTCATCATCTTCCGTGTCTTTGTTGTTTTTGCTGTTCCTTTCGTCTATTTCCGTCCACATCTGTTTCCGGCAGTAGTGCGCTATCGCCGCCGCCATTACAAGGTCGTCTGATTTTCCAGGGTTGGCGCACGGTATTCCGTTCTTGTCTTTTGCGAACTCCAGCATTTCAAGAAGCGTGTCTATGTCGTTGAATGTTTCTATGCTTTCACGCACAGTCGCAACAAGATTGCTTATGATCAGCGGTCGGGTTATCTGTGTCGTCCTGAATCCGTACTTTTCCTGCACGGTTTCCGCTATATTGTCTACTATTTCCCGTTTGTATACGTGCCAATACATAAGGTACTCGGTCAGCTTCTGAATCGGGGCATAGTCATAGTTCATTTCTATCGCAAGCAGAGCTGTATTGTAATACGTTCCCAAGCAATACATCTGGCAGGCGAACAGGTCTGAGTTCATCTGGCAGTGGTATGTCGCCACCTGCATACCGTTAGTGTTGTCAAGACAGTGAGCCGCAAAGAAGTTTGAGCCTTCTCCTGCGGTGTCCGCTCCTATGACATACGGTTTCCCGTGTTCAGGCTCTTTGTATATCGTTATTACGCCCTGTTCGTCAGGTACAAATATTATTTTGCTGTCGTCTATGGTTTTATCCTTATTAGTCGTATATTCAAATTTACCCCTTATAGGCTTGCTGATTTTGTAATGCTGCCGTAACATTTCTTTTCTCGCTTCTACTTTTGCGTTGTCGAATACGGGAGTACCTGTTGAAAGAAAAGCTTCTTCCGGCGAGGCGGGCATTTCCTGATGGAATGTGTTCAGGTCGCCCCCGCACTTCTCGGAGATACACCACCTGCGCCATTCAAGCTGGTCATATGTCAGGTCGTACCTGTCTTTTAGCTCTTTTTCGTTTCCCCATTGCTTGCTGTCGTAATTCGTCAGCTTGAAGAATGTGTACTTTTTTGTGTACCCTTCATCTTCAAACCACGGCACGAACAGCGGGATATATGTATTTTTCTTTTTCCGTTTTCCGTTTTCGTCTGTTACATATGCGTTCGCTTCATCCCATAACTCTTTGAAATAGTTGTAACCTTTTGCCGTGCTTTCTATTACCACAATGGAGTTCTTGTTCGGAACAGCTTGCAGGAGCGAGGTCATTGTCGTCTTTACATCGCCTTTCCACTTGCCTAACTCGGATATGTGCAGGTAGTGGATGTTATATGAGCTTCCTGCGTTGACATTGTTTGAGGTTTCAATAAGGAACTGGCTTTGTAGTCCAGGAGAATTCTTGTCGTCTGTTTCCATCGACGGGTCGTACTTCGGGTTTTCAAGGATTATACCGTTCCCCCTGCTTGCCCTGCGTTCAGGTTTCATGCTTGCAGGGAGATACTGATAGAACAGGTTTGCCATGTCGTTGATGTTGTTGGCAGAATCATCGTCATACGAAATAACCATAGCTATGCGGTTCTTCTCGTGCATTATCCTTTTGAAGATGTCGGCTTCCACATAGGTCGAGAATCCCCTTCGCCTAGCTTTCAGGATAATAATAAAAAGGGTCTCACGTTCGCCCTTTTCCCATTTGTCTATGATGTTTTTGAGTTTCCTCTGCGAACTGTTTATCTTGAACGGGATTATCTCTGCGGTTTCCCTATCCCGTATCTTGAAGTACTTCTCGAAGTATATCTCGTTGTTTTCACGCTCTTTAAGAATCGACAGCGCAAGGTTGAGGTTATTCATTTATGATTTCGCTCTCTATAATTTCATCGTCAGTAGGTTCTTCTTCATCTTCGCCCTGCATACTCTCTATCAGTTTCGGGTCGTCTTTCACCATCTGTTTCACCATCTGCCTGATTTCCTCTGTTGTCAGCTTCGTCAGGTTCACGTCTACGCTCATGGACTTCTTGTTTATGTCGATGGTTTTCTTGTCCTGCGATACTCCGACAAGTTCGAGGAACAGTTTCCTGTCTGTAAAATTCTTCTCGTTCTTCATTCCCATGTCGAACACCGTCTGTATCATTGCCTGCGCCTTTGGTGTCCAGTTGCTTTTGAGAAGCGTGTTATAGTATTCCCTGAACTGCGCCTTGTATAACGCCCTGTAGTAAGTTATCAGTGATATGCCCGCCAACTCGCTTAATTCA